ATTGGGGAGATGTGTTTATACATGTAGAGGGATTTTGGTTACCTAAACATAAAGACCTACTTGAATATATTGTTTCGTTTAGAGACGAAAATCACTTTCATGAGGAGATATGTGAAACAATTTATAAACGCTTGTATGATAGGTTCTCCCCGCGGCAATTAATGGTTGCATGTTTATATACAAGAAGAGGTGGTTGGGATATTAATCCAGTTAGAGCTACTGATATACAGTTAATAGATGACACTGTATGGGATGAAACTATCCCGTGGATTAAAACCATTAGACAATAAAAAAGGACGCTCTTTCGAGCGTCCTTTGATAATAATCACTATTAGGATTACTGGAACGGCGTATAAGCAGACGCACCAGAGCCAACAGATGTACCTAAACCAAGTATGAAGACAACATGGTAGTAGTTAGAAGCACCAAAAAGGTGATCAACAACACCATATCGAGTCAACATACCGACCTTCGGATAGAAGGAGTTCGGATCAATTGACCGTTGCACCATAACCGGGATATAAGGACAGTAAATGATACCAGTATCATAATACTCAGGTCCTTTGTAACCAAGTAAGGCGTATTCAACCTTATTCTTAGGATCAGCAGTACCTAAGTTATGCTGAGCTTCGGTACGTGTATCGCGATAAACGTTAAAACGTCCACCAACGTTACCAACCTTAGCAACTCCGACCGGCTGTGTGTTAACATTGCCGTTCATTGTCATCCAAGAGAACTCAGGGAGCATCTCAAGAATAGCACAAACACTAGGTGTAGCTACAACAAAGTTAGCAGCACCACGACGATTCTTAACAGCTAGCCTGTTAGCCTCGACGATTAACTTCTGATAGAAGTCACGGTTCCGCTCACCTAACCAGTTTCATAGCAGCCTGAATCATACGAATGATCATCTCACGATCAATCTCAGCTTGAATCTCATATGACATAGCATTTGTCAACTCAGCGTCAACATCAATACCATTCATATTCTTAAGATCCTGCTCAAGTTCAACCGACCAGCGAGCATTCAGCCTACGAGTACCAGCCTCAACGGCTGTCTTCTCAAAGCTCAACTCAACTGTTGGAGCATTCCTTGCATTATCAAGCTCGAAAGCTGATAAAGCGGCCGCGAATCCAGTATCGGGCGATCCGGGAGTTGTTCCAGACAACCATGGATGTAAACTTCCAACCGCACCAACGGCATCAACGTGGTTGATACCACCAGCGGACCACTCGGCACCACCAGAGGCACCAGTAAACGCAGTACCTAGATAGTTGTGACCTAACTCACCAGCTTTCTGACCACCTTTAGCGTCACTTTCGACATTCTCGCCGGTTGACGCGCCGCTTCCGGCTGCGTCGTTAGTACCTGCGGCATCAAAGAGATGACCATGGAGGGCGGTTGTTCGTGCGTCTGAGTTATCATTACCATCAATCTGTGCTGTGCTGTACTTATAACGAAGAGCAAATGCGAGACCAACCGGTCCACTCATCGGTTGAACACCAACGATCTCGTTAGTAATCAACTCGGGGAATGTACGGCGAATCATCGGTATAAGAATCTTCGGTAATCGTGCATCACCTTTTGCATATGTATCGCCAGATCCATATGTTCCACCAGCTTGTCCCGAACCTTGTCCGGGGCTTGAACCAAAAGCGCTCGATGAGCCGCCGCTGGAACTAGATATGTTGGCTTCCCTTAAACACCATTCTTCTTGGTTCTCAAGTAGAATGGCGGTGTTCATCCGCGTATGCGGATTCTCAATAGGCTTAACTTTGTCAGAGGTATAGTCCAAAACTGGACTCCACTTCTCCAACAATTGCTCCGCTCTATTATTATCAATATAATTTTGATTTGGACGTATTTCAGTTTCGTTCATAATTTTAATTATTTCCTTTATTTAATAACTTTTCCGTTGCATTGGAGAATCAGGTAATATATACCTCAACATTTTATAATCTCATATTAGCTAATTCTTGAGCATAATAACCAACGGCAGTGTTAGGTGTTTCAACTTTCTCTTGAACAACCTTCGCTTCCTTTGTCTTATTCTCTGTCATAGCCTCTTCCTTTAAAATATCAAGAGACTCTTGAGCTTTCTTGTCAAAAATATTGACTGTATACTCAAAGTTCTCTTCAATAAACGTAAGATCTTTATCTTTAAAAGTCCTTCTCACGAAATTCGTTTGCTTGTCATCTAAACCAACAAGCTTCCTCTCTAAATAAAGGTCCTTCTTAAGACCTTCAAGCTCTTCAGACACTACATTATGAGATTCAGTAAGCTCATTAAGCTCTTTCTGTTGTGCATCAATAGTTCCTTTTCCGTCTTTAACTGCTTCCCTTATAGTCTCATTAGCTAATACCATATCAACCGAAAGCATTTTACGTATATCTTTAAGTAAATCATAAGCCCTTCTATTTGTAGTAGCCTCTTCAATTGTCTTAGTAGGTATTGCCTCTTCTATATATGAGTCAAGATAATCAGAAACAGACTCAACAACAGTATCTTTTAGTGAAGTAGCTTCCTCATTAATAGACTGTCGGTAACGACGAATAACATTCTTTAATTTACGAGCACGATCATGATCAACCGCATCAACTACTTTATTGAGTTTCTTTGTATGATCAGTATCTATAGCTTCTAAGAGCTCTTCTAACTTCTTAGAGTGGTCTTCATCTTGAGTTGTCAGCGCAGCCTCTGTCGCAATCTTAGTGCGCTCATCGACCTTTGTATCAACCGCTTCCTCAAATACTGTTTCAATTTGCTTAAGACTATCTTCTGTAAGAATGTCTTTACCTACTTCTTTAAGTAAATCAGATATATTGCTCATGATTAAAATAAATCCTTTTTAGTTGCTTTCACTATTTTTTCTTTAAGTTTGCTTTCAACTACAGCTTTTAACTTTGTCGATGCCGCGGAATAATCTTTATCAATAATATTACCAATAAACGACTTGATTTGCTTCTTCCGGGTCATCATAATTATTTAATTAAATTATACCTTTTTTTTAGAAGTTTTGAATTAGTTCAATGAACTTATTTCTAAAATATTCATCAACGTCTCTACGTGGTAAATGCTTTAAGCTCTCTTCAAACCTATCAAAATGCTCTTCAAAGTCTCCGCAACTGTTTAAAATCCATTGCTTTGACTCTAATATGCCATTAACAAATGCATCTGAATAAGATGGATCAGCAACACAATCAATAGCAACTAGCTTCATTTCAGTAACATGGCCGATTTCACTATCAGTTTCTTGATCAACTTTGCCTAATGCTCTAGATGACATACCAACTCTTACACCATCTGTAACTAATTGCCTTACTATAGTACCACAAGGTGTCTGTAACACTTTACTCTTACCGTAAAAAATATTACCGTCTTGCTTCATTTCGGTAACTATATGACATGCTCTTTCTAAATCGACTTCAGCTGTAGTAGGATGATTCAATTCACCCATTGCTCGATCTGTCTTAATCATTTCTGTTTCATATCGAGCGACTTCTTGAACCATATTATCTAAATCATAGACACGTTTATTTTTATTAACATCAGAAGCCATCATATAAGGCCCTTTAATATATAATCTAGATTCAGACTTATTATTCTGTTCTTCTACTATATACTCGAACTCCGAAGGATCAGTTTTCTCTACTAGTAACTTAAAGGCCATAGCGCTATAAAATATTTATTGTTTATGTTATCTTTTTCCGTTAAATAACTCCTTTTCAGTTAAAATTAAAAATTTATAACCATGATCATCTGCCCACTGTTTTGCGGCTTTCCACTTAGATTGATTAATATCATACGTTACTTGTTCATGTAATAAAGTACTTTGTTTTTTTCTCCCTCTCATAACAGGGCGTTGAGTTTGACTATAAGGTTTTATTTCTACTAAATATTTTACTTTTTTATCTCCCTGCTTTAATACTAAAGTATTATCAACATAATACTTATGTGTTTGAGAGTCTATAGGGCTTATATAAGGTACAGCAACACACTCACTCGTCCATTCAAGTACATTTGGATTATAATCACACCACTTAAAAAAATGAAGCTCCCATGAACTCCTATATCGAGGGTATTGCTTACCTAAAAATTTTTGACTATAAGTAGGTCTATATATACCTTTCTTAAAATTACCTTTTTTATGTAAAGCCATTAACCTACAAAAAACATAGGAGGGTCAGCATCACCAAATCCAGCTGATGCGCCTTCAAACATTTTAGTCTCTAACTCTTTCTTCTCGTCTAATCCTTCTTGAAGAAGACTGGGGTCAAGATTTGTTCCTCCAAATAATTGAGCATTACCGAATTTACCTCTCACACGCCCTAATGTAATTTTAGTTAAAGCAGATGCATATTGATACACCCATGGCTCTTTAATTATATCTTTAATATGTTTTTCAACATAACAAGTTAATACCCCATAAAAACTGTCACCTTTCTTAGGCTCAGGTATCATAAGTAAGTGTTGATTGCGTTCATTAAATTTAAAATATCGTTTTGTAGAGAGCATTTTCTCTCGGGTTTCAAGCCATTGCTTTAATATATACCAACTAATTAAGTCAAAGCCATAATTACCCATTGCGTAACTAAAATAAGTTTGTTGCGCTAAAGTTTGCTCAATTGTAAATAAAGTATTTAAACTACTACTAGTTGACTCATCATAACTAGTTACATCCATTACCTTCCTATTTTGTCTTGTAAGGTTGTCCCATCTACCTATCGTAGGAGATATCGCAGTAAGTTGTGTTTGAGTTGTAACGTCATTCGCAACATCATTACGTGTAGCATGAACCGTACCAGCCTGTTCAGTCGTTGTAGCTAATACAATACCGAGTTTCACCTTATTAGTAAACGGTTGCTCAGTCGCGGCGCCTGGTATTGCACTAACTTCAAACATTGCAGTTGTAGTTGTATACACATCACCATATTGGTTTAAACTTATATCTACACTTTCAGTTAATGGATCGGAGTCGGCGGATACACACACGACGAGAGATTTTGCTACATGAGCAGATCCATTTGCCAGTGTAACGGTAATTGTATATTCGGAGGGATCGATGACGGTATCTCCAGCGTTGAATTCAAATAAAGATACAAATGTATTTGCCGGGCGAGGATCTTCTGCATCAAACGAAACCGATGTAACTGCTGGGACAGACGATGAAGTGCCAACAGTTACTTCTACATCAGTAGAATACGTAGCAGTTAACTCGTTAGTAATAGTAAACAGCTTGGAGATATCTAACCCCTTACCTCTTGTATATTTGGAACTATCAACAACTAAATGTTCTAAAGTGTAGCCGGCGTATTTAGAAAACAACTCTACAGCTAATGTTATATTAGTAAAAATTTGATGGCCGTGTAACTCTAAATTAACAATAGGGTACCCTAATGAATAGGTAATCCTATCAGCCAAGGTTGCATATGTATCAACCGTATTTGCAAGATATGTAGAGTATATATGACTCCCTGCAGTTAAATAATTATCGTTCCACGTACTAGTCGCCACATAATTATTTATGTTGGCAACGCTGAAGTTTCACCGCCTGGAGTAGGCTGCGGAGTAGGAACTCCAGGTGTTTCACCGCCTGCGGGTGGTGCCCCACCAGCGGGACCGAGCGGCGGTGGTACATCTTCACCTGGTGGTACACCTGCTGGAATACCACCCTCACCTCCCATAGGCATCGCCGCACCACCGGCGGCAGCCCAATCAGGACCTCCTCCTCTAATTTGATCTAACTCAAACTGTAATGCTGCATCTTTTCTAAGCCATTCTCTATTAGCTTTAATCTGGTCATCTGTCCATCCAAGATATTCTTTCTGGCCAAATCCTTGTGATATAGATTCATTACCAACAACATTAGTAAAATTATTGAGCTTAAGATCCATTATTTGTTGTCTACGTAATTCAAAATAATTACGCGGAGGAGTGAACTGTAAGTCAAATACATTCTCTCTTAACTCAAAATCATCCCATAAATGTTTTAATTTAAGATGAGTAATAAATGCCCCCTTTAATCCAAAAGCAAACTGTTGTTGAAGCCTGACAATAAAATTAGCAAACTTTAATTCCTCTCTCAGAACAGTTGCATCAGGGCTATATTGAGAAGTTTCAGTTTCAACTCTATTAGTAGGTACCTTCAGAGCCTTATATAATTTCTTAACAAAATAGTTTAAGTCATCCAACTCACCCAAATTCGCACCACCTGGTAGGGTTTTAACTTCTGTACCAGTACTACCGTCTCTTTTCGGAAACCAATAGGCGTCTAACATTGATTGCGGGTTAAATGAATCTACTCTCTTGTTTTCATCTAAACTAAATGATTTCTTGCTCCAGTAATTTTGCATCAAGCGCCGAATATAACCTTCAGCTTTAGGAGCACTCATATTACCAACATCAACATTAAATACTAAACGTTCTGGAGCTCTGACCAACCGATATATAATAATAGAATCTTCAATTAAAGATAACTGTCTGTAAGCTCTCCGTGCATTCTCAATAAAAGGAATTCTAAAAGTTTTATTTTCATTCCACGTACCAGAATTTATATATGTAATCTGATTTTTTTCCATTGGAATAAAATCTTTATCTTGCATAGAGTTGAACTGCTCATCGGCTTCCTTATGATGTTTTGCCTTTCTAAGTAAATAAGCCTTAATAAACATATTTTGAAAGTTATCATACACAGGATCTATAGCTTGTGTTGGGACGCTTATAACACCTAAAATACCTTCTTTAATATGCTTCTCATGAATGATATTTTCAAAATATAATTCTCCGTCTACTAATAATGATCTTACATATTCCCATCCACGTTCTTTAATATCAAATAAATTAATAAACTTACCGAACTCTTCATTTAACTGGCGCTTAACTAAAGGATCAAAATCTACTACGTCTCTTAATTCTAAATTAATTATATTACCATGTTCATCTTCATTAAGAAAATCGTCACAAATTTCATCCAACGCATCAGCAACTTCAGCAAATTGGCTCATAACACGATAGTCTCGGAGCCGCCTGTACTTATCTACATCAAGCGTAGCATACATTAACTCGTTATACATCTTATCAGCTAAGAACGAGCCTATAGGATGACCAGCTTCTGGTGTTTTGGGCGCGAGAATAGAATGCTGCGCCAATAATTCTTTACGTAATGATCCTGCTTTATAAAAATCTTTGAACTTAGGATTCTCCTCAGTTACGTCATCTATAATTGCTGCAGGAGACCTATAGGGTAAGTTGTTTTGAATAAACTTCTGTAACCCTCTTCCGAATGTACCTTTTTTTCCGTCGTCCATCTTAATTTATTGTTATTGTTGTATTTATATCTGCTGCTAATGTTGTAAACCCAGCCGCATTAATTGGTATTACATCTATAATACCTGTCGCAGAGCATGTTGGAAATACAACAGACATACTATTATAGTTATTTAATGTATAAGTTCCAGCGCTTGTACCTGTGGTTAGGAAATATCCGACCAATGCAGGATCAATTGTCATACCACCACATAAATACGACAGAGATGTCGTTGTGGAGCTACCAACACCAACACCTGGTGGTTCAAATAAATCTTCTCCACCAATTGTACTTAACATCACTCCCTGCAAAGAGTCAAAATTATATCCTTCGAATGTTCTAGTACCAGAAAAGCCACAAGCAAGAGTTGTATATGTATTACCGCCAGTAAACTCTGGACGACCAGAGAGCTCTCTATGATCAAAATTGCCGCTGAAGGCGGTGACATCAGTTAACGTAGAATCATATTTTATAAATTTACTCATAATTAAATGTATTCACAGGAATGAAATCCTGATCAATAACAAAAATGTTCTTAGTATCTTCTGTCTGTGGACCTTTAAACAGCCAACCCTTCATAGTAAAATTTGTGTTAGCAATAACTCTAGCTGGCTGAGATCCAGATACTTCAATAGGATAATCCAAAGATAAAGTACCGTCCCATAATATTTCAGTCCTAATCTCCAAATTGTTTGCTAAGTTTTGTGACGATGGTACCTTCCAACTTATAATAATATAAGGATTATTATAAGGAACAAAATTGCTCAAAATTTGATCCATATCAGTTTGAAACTTTGTCATTATAGACATACTAATTCCTATGTTAACAGGAATTGGTGTTTGTAACCAATCAGAATCAAATGCACCAGCGCTAACGGAAGGAGCCTTAGTATAATAAAACCCAGGTATCTTATTAAATATTCTCTCAGGGTCTCTAGCAATAGTAGTATAATGAACTGCAATCGTAGGAAGCTTTAAAGACTGAGCTTTATTAACTATATCATGTAACGCTCTCTCTTTAGGACCATAATAAAAACCTACTTTAAGCTGATCGACAACAGTTTTATCTTTATTATATCTATTGATAACAACTTCATTAAAAGCAGTAATGAACTGCCTTATCATATCTTTCAGCTCAAAACCATAATATTGGCTTTTCATTATAAATATTTATTAAATAAAACGATCTATAAAATAGTTTGGTAGTAAATTTGAATAGTCTGGTAATAACTTTCTCATGCTTCCCGCATCAATAATATATGTAATACTATAATCATTTTCATCTCTAGTACACCGTCCACACTGTTGGATAAATGTAGTAAACATTTTATTTGTATACCATTTATAATCGTTTTTTGACATCTCCTTTACTCTTACATCTCCTAAATCAGGCCACGGGCATTTAATAATTATACAAAAACGAGCAGCATCTCCTTTTAAATCAACTCCGAAATTTAACGACGGGCTCGCTAAAACAGTAGGTTTAGAGCTATTGGAGTGATCGGTTAATATGTCTGTATTATCTTTGTCGCCTTTTATACGATATAATACTCTATCATTTTTTAATTGATCTTTTAACTTCAATGTTAAAACATTTGATTGAGTATGAATTAATCCTTTTACATCATTATGTTCTTCTAAAATTTCCTCGACACACTTAACAACCTTAGGAAAATATCTATCGATATTCTTTTTTGAAAGTTGAAATGTACCAAATATAATCGGAGAAAGAGATGGATCAAACGCCGAAGGTAAATCTATATATTTAAAATCTTGTTCTTCTATTCCGAGATTTCTTATAACACGCCTATAATCAACAAGCGTCGCAGACATGAGAAGAACTTTATCGGCATATTTAAATAAATGCTGTGCTAGTACATCAATCTTTTTAGGTATTAATTGTATATATTTTTTATTATGAATAAAAGTTTTATTAATAATATATTCTGATTGTTGCCAAGTATCAACAACAAGAGATAAATCTCTTTTTAAATCAGCAATAAATTTAAATTCCTTCTTTACTGCATCACTTATTGTATCAGAATGCTTTTCAAGTATTCGAAGCAACTCGATAAACCGATCCTCCAATTCAATCTGTAATTGAATTAAGTTATTACAAAACCGTCTCCTGTTAGATGAATATAATAAACTAAGACCATACCTGTTTAACTTACCTAATTCAATACTACAACTAAACCGATTAACGATTATATTTTCTAATTCAGAAGCTTCATCACATACAATAAGCTGTCTATATTTTAAATGATCTGGCTTGTGAAAAAAGCTCGAATAATTTTCTACGCTTATCTTTGCAGTAATAGATTTATTTTTAGTTTCATAGTAATCACATCTATTACAATCCCAACATTCTCTTTTTAATTTAGAACTAAAAATACACGGAGCTGCATCAGCAAAACTTCGCTCATCGAAATTACAAATATATGAACCCTTACCTTTAAGCGGAGTTATATCTTCAAAATCTCTAGTATACTGATCCTGTAATGCTTTTGTTGTTGTTAATATCGATGTACCATATTTTTTATTCTCAAAATCATCTGCATATTCATAAACTAATTTACCATTTTCCCAAGAAGTTTGAAATGCTCTATAATCTGAAACTAGGTTTGATAATCTAGATGGAAGTTTTTTTAAGCCATTAGCAATTGTTTTCGCAATAAAGCTCTTTCCACAGCCTGTTGGTCCTTGCATGACAACAAACTTACATGATTTAAACCCTTCAATAATATTAGGTATAGCATATTGCTGACTTGAAGACGGTATATATCCTTTCGGGAAATCTTTAATGCCCATTTATAAATTATAATATCTCTATAGAGAGAAGCAGGTCATAATACCTATTGCGTTTATTTTTAATAAGTCGAT